CAAGAGCAGATTCAGCAGCAAGTGCGCGGCCTTGTTCAGCAGAAACTTGTGCATCAGCGTAATCTTTAGCATCTTTTTCTGCTTTAGCAACAGACCCTTCTACAGTGTCTGCTCCCTCAATAATATCAAGGCGACCATCTAGAGCAAAATCGGCAGCATCGACATATGCTTTTGTTACTGGATCAGCTTCTAGGGCATCTAGACGACTATCAAGAGCAGATTCAGCAGCAAGAGCACGACTTTCTTCTGTGTTAACATCAGTAATTCGATCTGAAATTTCTTGAGCAAGAGCAGCATCGTTACTTAACACATATGCAGCAAAAGCAGAATCGTTAGTAGTATCAACGCTATTGATTAATGCAACAATTTCAGCAAAGCTGTCTTTGTTTGCATCAGCGGCTAAAAGGATTGCATCAATACGACCCCGTTCAGTGGAAATCTCACCACTTAGACCAGAATCAGCCGCAATACGAGCAGAAGCTTCAGCAGAAACTTGAGCGTCTGCATAGTCCTTTGCGTCCTTTTCAGCCTTAGCAACAGACCCTTCAACAGTGTCTGCACCTTCAACAATATCAAGGCGTCCGTCAAGAGCCGATTCAGCCGCCATAGCGCGGGATTCTTCGGCATTAACATCGGCGATTCGAGCAGAAACTTCTGCATCTAGTTGGCCTTTAGTTGCAGCGTCATCAGCAGCAACACCATCACCAACTGAATTTAGAGCCTTACCACCAAAATCAATTGTTCCGCTAACAGCAAACTCTAGATCAGAAGCAGTGATTACTGCTGGGCCAGCGCCAGTTAGAGTGAGTGAGGTAGAGGTTACAATACCTTCAATGCTGTCTAAACGTCCATCTAAAGCAACTTCAGCAGCTTCAGCGCGGGTTTGTTCGGCATCAACATCGGCAATACGGGCATCAACTTCTGCTTTAATTGCAGCGTCTAGCTTGCTATCTGCATCTTTTAATGATACAGCAGAACCTAGATAGTTACTTCCAACAGGAGCAGTATATGCACCAGCAGAAGAAAGACCAGCACCAGCTTGTGTTGCATTTAGTTCACTTTCAACAGCAGAAACCGCTGCTCCACCAGACGAAGATAGTGCAGTAATTGCAGCATCAAGACTAGCTTCTGCAGCCATAGCGCGAGATTCTTCGGCAGAAACTTCTGTGTCAACATAACCCTTACGGGCCATATCTTTATCATCAGTAGGATCGCTTTCAAGTTGTGGAACTTGAAGGAACTTTAATTTATCGTCAGAACCAACTTTAAATAATGAAACTTCGGTAGTACCGTCAGCTTTTAAAGCTTTAAACGCTTCATCGTTTAAGAATAGAATTTTAGACCCGTCAATAGACTGAGAGCCTAAAAATTTCTTTTTAATTTGAATACTCATATTTTCTCCTTTAACTATGTGGCATTATAAACAATGCGAAGCTTATCGTCTACGCTTACGATATACTCGTATTCGTAGCCTTCCCATTTTAGCTCATTCCCTTCTACGATAAAGTCCACACCAAAAAAGAGGGAGCCACCACCTTCTTTTATATCAACTTGAACAAATTGGGGATTAAGAGGCGTTCTGTCAAGAACAATTTTTTTATTTGTTACATTTGAACTAGAAACTGTATTGTACTGGACGTAGTTTGAATTTGCCTTTAACAGATACTGAGGATGGGGGTTAGCTGCCCCAATGTGATCTATTAGAACAAACTCTGGTCCGGTTAAAACTGGGTCTGCGTTATATTTGTCATAACGAATTCGCAGCTTGTCGCCAAGTTCGGCAAGACTCTCGTAGCCAAGCCCAGTCCATTGAATTTCGTTTCCAGAGACAATAAAATCTTCGCCATAAAAAAGAGGGCCACCGCCCTGTTTTAAATCCACCTGAACGTAAAGTGGATTTGCTGGCTGATATGCTAAATATATTTTTTTGTTTAAAAGTTCTACGTTACCAATTGTAACGTATTGCATTTGACCCGCGCTATCTTTTAGTAGGTATTGTGGGTGAGGGTTAGCCGCCCCAATGTGGTCTAAAAGAATAAAATCTCTATTAGAAAGAAGAGTTTCTTCACCAGCATCGTTTTTAGAATACACCAAACCATCTGCTTTTGCATAAATGGTTACTTTAGTAGTAAGCGGTGTTTCTGGAGAATCTATCTCTTGTAAAATAAGCTGACTCATTAAACTACCTCTAAAATACTATTAATGTTTAGTTCCAATACGCCAGTTTCTGTTACATCCATAACCTGAGCAACAATAATAGTCCCTTGTGTTAACGCTAAATCCGTTGTTAAAGTAAACTCGGAAAAACTTGCTGTTACTGGGGGGACAAATGTTTCCCTAAAAATTAATTCTGTTGTGCCGGGATCATATTGCAATAGTAACATGTTAGGTTACCGTAAGACTGGCAATTTCGCGTTTTGTACCGTCAACATATGTTACAGTCACAACAGAAACAATTGCTCCAGTCGGCCCTCCCATGCGATATGTATAAACAGAAGACGTTGAGGTATGCGCGCCAGAAAAATAATCAAACTGTGGTTTTACAAGGCCACCACTAACTCGTAAAGTATTATCAACGGTAACATTTGAAAGATCAACAGGAAGTGGGCTTGCTTCAGAAACAGACGCAAGCTTAACTTTTAATTCGTTGTTACTAGTAACACCAGCAAGCCTAGTACCGTCCCCAATTTTTACAGAGTCGGTTTGGTGATCTATTGCTACTTCCATCACCCCCGCAACAACAGTTGCTTCAGTTTGAACTCGTAGCGTTTTTGTTTCATCATCAAATGCGTGCTGTAAAACTTGGGCCGAGTCAAGTTTTGAAGGTGGTTTTATCGGTTCGGGCATATTATCACCTAATTATAGTTGTTACTGTGGAATAACCTGACTAGCGGTTACTGGTAAATTTTCAAATGGTGGCGGTGGGGTTGGTACTTGTGGCACTTGCATTGATTCTCCCTGCGCTTTTATTGTTTCTCCACTAGAAACGTTGCCACCTTGACTTGCTAGTAGTTGATCCATTGGGGACTGTTGCCCCGATGGTGGGGCGGGCATTTGTTGACCGGGCATTGGGCCTGACGCTTGACCGATTGGAGGTAGGGGTTGTTCGCCAACAAGCAAAAGAAGCGATGGATCGGTCTGTCTTAGTGAGTTTAAATGTTTTTCTATATGGTCTAGCACAACTTTAACAAGTTCTGGATCACGCCTTAAATCAGGATCAGATAAAACTGCCTTGTGTTCGTTTATATGTAGCCTATGCTTATCGAGTGGCGAAACAATAACGTCCTTTCCCTCGGTCATTTGCTCATTTTCAGATTTAATTAAAAGCAATTCATTCATTTCTCCTTCATACATGGTTTCTAATTTACCAGTATTTAAAATTTGAAAATACTGTTCGGGGGATTTAACCAAACTCATTTGAAGGAGTTGTTCGGCCATTTGAACTCGCCCGGCAATTGTTCGTGAAAGAGGATTACCTACGTCAACAACTACGCGATTGATTGCGGAAATTTGTTCCCCAGTAAATTCCTTTAAAAGAGGACGGTTATTTTTACCGACAAGAGCAATGACTTTTGGGGTTGTTGCAAAGTCCTTTAACATTTGAATAATAGCAGTACCAACATCTTCTATAAGCTTTATATAGCTTTGCTGAAGACCAGACATATACTGCAATGACATTGACTGAACTAGAGCCAACGCATTACCAGAACGCAAAGATGCTTCTGGGTTTCCGCGTGTAACGCTATTAACACCAGAAATAGTTTCTGCCGATTGAATTAGCATGTTTAAAAAATTAAACACTTCGGTTGGTGTTTGTGTTAAATTTAGTGGCTCTGGTTTTGCATTACCCTCAATAATATTCATGGCTCCATCAAGTGTGTTAACTGCAATGTCAGCTCCGCGTTGCACGAATAAATTTTGTACGCCGAAGGCGTTTTGGTTGGTCATTATTGTACTATAGAGAGAATTAATCCCCTCTTGGATGGGGAAAATATCATACATGGGGGTATAACCGTATGGTGTTCCTAGAATTTCAGAGGGAACAATACGGAACACAGGAAGAACCCGGTACGGCATTTTTGTATCTAAAAGAACAATATCTGCGTCAACAAATAGCATATAACGGCCATCAGGCATTGCCTCTGTCCGCTTGTGATAAAACTCATATACCGGAATATCGTCGGTGTCGTCATTGCTAAATACAGCAAGACGGTAAACGGCACTTTGGTTTTTAGCTTTTACACCTAATAGCTTGTCGGTGAGTTCCGGGTACTTAGCAATAAGATTGTAACGGTTTTGAAACGAACGAGTTAAAACCCATTCATTATTCCAAGTTTCTTTTGTTCCGTCAACAACAACGTCAAAAGGAGAAAGATTGGTAAATTCTAATTCTCCTTCATACACAAACTCGCCTGTTTCTGGGTCAGCGTCATACGCTTCCCCCGCAGTTGCGTTCCAGTCTAATTTAATAAACCCAGAACCGAGAACAATTGCCATTTCTGCTGCTTTTTTAATAGCGTCCTCTAAATGTTTTTCCCGCATGTAGTAGTCAAGAACGCCGTTTGCAACATAAGTTTGTGCAAGAGATTTATAATCAGTATTTACAGCCCGCGCTTCCATGATGGGGCGGTTAGCTGTAAGCATTGTGTAAATATGATATGCGATGTTTCTAAAATGGTTTACTGGAAGCTGAACTAATTCGCCCTGCTCACCAGAAAACTCAACCCGATGCCCATAGCCAAGGTCATTTGAGTATGCGCCGTGATAAGCCCGCCACATTCGAGACATTTTTTCTAGATAAGCATTTGCTCTTAAAAGGTTAAAAAAGCTTTCACCCTTTGAAAGTAGAACTCCTGCACAATCTTCTGCTTTCTTTTTAGCAAAATATTCGTTATCAGATTGCCTTTTATCTACTGTCGTTGTCGGTGTATCCATTTTTACCTCTTTTTACGAACATTAAAAATTGCTCGGTACATATCATTAGATTGTTGACCGTAAAACTTTGTAGGATTGTTAACGTAAAGGTCTGTTGTATTTAAATTATAGTGAGCTGGGTAAGGATTTTTTGTAAAGGATATTGAACGAACAAAATAAACAGCAGCATCAACAGCGTCGTAGTGTCCATTATCGGGCGACCTAGCAAACGTTTTTTTGTGCTCAGTGTTTTTCCACCGGCAATTTCTTAAATGTCGTATAAGAGTCTTGCACTTAGGAGAAATAATTATTTTTTTTGTTGCAAGCATAACTCTTAGATTGTTTAAAGCTGACTCCTTATCATCCTTTTTTGTTGGTGCAAAGTAAACTTCACCATTTGAAATTCTAGAAATTTCTTGCGTGACAATATAATTAATGTCGCTCACGCGAAGATAAGGAGGCTTAACCTCTCCAGAAAGAACGTTAGTCCAAAGGCCCGTTTCCTTTTTTAAAATGGCAGAAGTTAGCTCTGGTAGCTGCAACTCCTTTCCACTTAAAACAATTTCATCTTCAAAAATAACTTTGTCTGCTCTAAAATCGTAATACCCAAATAAAACAACAGTTAAATCCTTGTATCCAAGGTCCATTGAAACATATGAATCATAAAAAGGAGGCTTCGGCCACTCTTTAATAATTTCTTTTTCTAAATCAGAAGTAAATTCTGGAAATAAAACATTCTCTTCTTCCCGAATTAATTCACAAAGATACTCTCTACGAAACCCGGGAGAGTTTTCCCCGCCCATTTCCTTTATAATTCTTTTAATTTGTTCCTCTTTGAGTAAAGGATTTTCGTAAATTGTTTTCTTTGTAAGAGTATTATTTAGTTCGGCTTGCTCAATAAACTCATAAAACTCATGGTCTGGGTTAGTTGGAGGGGTTGACGCAAGAACAATTTTTCCCCCAGTGTGTGTAAGAGTGGGAAGCAAAATGGATTTAACAATATGTTTTAAATTGTCACAGAACCCAGCCTCATCAACGAGCACCAAATCCGACTTTTGTCCCCGAAGACGCTCATAATGCTTGTTATCACTACCAGCAAGCTGTATTTGACTGCCATTTGCAAAGTGATAGGTGAACTTACTTTCGGTATAGTTAGGCTTTAAAGGCTCTGGGCAGTCCTCTAAAAGCATTTTAAAGATGGGTTCAAAGATGCTTTGCGCGTGAATCTTGGTGTCTGTCAAAATTTTTATGATTGCGTTTGGTTTTCTAATAGCTTGCTCTAAAGAAAGGATAGCTAAATCGACGCTTTTCCCCGACTGACGTGCTAAAAGCCATACTAGCGTTGAATTATCTTCAGACTCATAAAACACATCACGCAGTTCCTTTTGAACCGTGTGGCACTTCCAAGAAAGTTCGCCCCTATACCATAGTTCTGCTATGGCTTGCTGGCGGTTTAATTTTGTTTTAGTGTTCTGAACCTGATTCATTTTCAATCATTTTTAATAGATCAGTGCTATCAACCTTTTTTGCTGCAAAATCAAACGTTTTATTTTTCTCTTTTGAGATAATAATTTTACTAAAAATCTCAACCCGTTTGGCTTCTTCTAATGTAAGTTCCCTTTCCATCGAAACTTCTTTAAGTCTAGCCAATTGTATTTTAGAAATAACCTCTTCATCGGACCCATACCCCAAATCTTCTATTTGGAAGGTCGTTTGAGGCCGGTCACTTATAGAACTTGGATTTGTTTTTAGCTCTGCGTTTTCGTCTTCTAATGCTTTTATTTTTTTAGAAAGCGTTTGTATTGCTCGCTGCTGCGCCTCTGCAAACTTTTGCAGCGAGGCGAAGTCCTTAAACTGCTCAAGCATTTCGTCAAGCTGATCCATTAAAACCTTCCAGCGGTCTTAATCTGTTGCCCCATTTTAATAGATGAAACATGAGAAGAAAGTTCTTGACCAAACTTTTTTTGTTCTTCGCTTTCTTTTTTTAGTGTTTCTATTTCCTGACGCAAAGAATCAATTTCTTTGTTAGTTGCTTTAAACTCCAATAAACCCATAATTATTGCTAATATAGCAAAGGTAAGGCCACGCTCAAAAGTGGGGGAAACCACTAAAAAGCTAATAGAGTGTGCAACAAATAAACCAAAAAGAATAGGCTTCGCTAGTTTTTCCATGTTCTTCCCTTTATTAGATAAGCCTTGTTAGCGTAAGCTACTGAATTTATTATCCTATTTAGGACTGTTAGCATTGCTGAACGCAGCTTTTCTGTATATAGTTGTTAATTAACCTTTATTCCGGCCTTGTAGCGGTCGCACCAATTACTATGAAATCCGCCGCCGCTGGCCATTATACCACAAGTACACTTAATTCCCCCGCCTATAAACACTAAATCCGAGTCATACGCAATAGTTACCCTAGTTGCACCGTCGTCGTCCTTATAACGTATCCAATAAGCGTCTTCTTGAATCCAATAGGCATACTCCACGATTTCCGCGTCATACCAAGACCCATCGTGTTTATACCGAACACGGTCATTAATCTTCATTTTCACAAAATTCTTTTATGTCTGCCTTGACTTGAGAAATAAATATATCATGTGGTAACGGATAATGCACTGGAAACATATAGTTATCCGCGTAATTTACATGGTCCTTACCTAAAAAACAATGCGCCATTTCGTGAAACAGTAATTGTTGTCTATTTTCTTCATCAGAAGTATCCCAAAAGGGACGATCTAAAACTATAATTCGCTCCCTAAAGTGTTCTTTACAAACACCTAAGTAGTTTGATCCTAGCGGTTCAAACTTTATAGTGATTTTATTATAATCTAAAAGCTTATCCCTACAAGACTTGGGAACAAGGTTGATATATTGCTTATATAAAGACTTCGCCTCGGGAGCTATATCCCTTACAAATAAACTTTGGTCAAAAAGAACAATAAGGGATAACGCGGTTGCTAAAAGCATAAAGATATTTTGTTTTATAAACCTACGCATTTTTTACCCTTTCTCGAAGCTTTTTCATGTTCTCACTTGCCCTTTTTACATTACACCCCCCGCAAACGGAGCCGTTCCATAATTTTCCAGTTTCGTCCGCATACTTCTTGTTTTTCCCATCTGGGTACTTACCAATTAATATACGAGGTTTAAGCTGTTCGCACTTTTTACACTTTCTTAGATTGTTTTCCGACATATCTTCTCCTAAAACTCACATGTTTAAACTCTTTTGGAGTTTGGTCTTGGGCCGGGTTTATTATACTAGTTTTTCCAAAAAACTCTAATAAAGGACAATTAAACCCATGATCGGTAGAAACCAAATCAAACCCTCTTTTACTTAAAAACCCCTTTCTATCGGTTAAAGATTTTTTATTCATCAAACGTCCCAGCCTTAACGTTGCACTTTGTACAAACCAGTTTCATACTCGTTGGTTCAATAGACCAGTCGTGCCTACCTGTCCCATATGGCGGGCAATCCTTTAAAACCATCCTTAATATTTGTTTTTCCCTTTCATCATCTTTTTTTGCTTCAGCCATTCCCATAATTCCGAGAATAAAAACAATAAAGCTAAAGATTACGCCAACTAACATCAAAAATACCATAAATGTTAAAATTCCTTTACGTTAACAACTATAACACAGAGAGCGTTGCTTCTCTCGATGAGTAATACGCAGCGCAACGGCGAGCTTGAAACAGCGAGCCGCGAACGGTACGCACAGCGATACCGACTGGTTATAGCAACGCAGAGCTATGTCCGCTACCTTACCACAAGAAAGACCAGAATTTTTTCTGGGCTTTCGCCAACTCCTTACTACATACCCATACACATCTCCATACATACCCATACCCTACACCGTTGAATCCTTTCGCCTTAGAAACTCTTTGGTGAGAGGATTGTCTGAGTAGACAATCTTATGGATTTTGTCTGGATAGTGTGTTTGGCTAAATACCTTAGCCTCTTCCATATTGGGAAATACACCGACTACAACCTTATCGTTACGCTTGTTAACCAGCATAACGAAAACTTTGTAGTCTTCTGAGATAGAAATACGAACCTTGTAGGTTACTTCCCCATTCTTGTTTCTATAGAGAGAATAGCCTTTGTTTCTATAGAAGTCAATCCAATATCCTAATCTAGCCTTGTGACAATTAGACTCTATTATTTGAATTTGCAGTTTGGATTTGTCACGAATCATTCGTCTGCATGAATGGCTTTTGTCGGTAAGCTCTCTTACGTTTCTAGATACAGAAGTAAGAAAATTGTTGCTGTACGACAGGTACACAATCTTATCCCTTTCGTTCACAAATGCCCATACGCCTGATTGATTTAGCTGTGTAAGGGTTTGCATCAGATTCATAAATTAACGTTCTATTAGCCTGTTAAGCCGTTATACAAGGTGTAGTAATATTGCTTATTTGTAAGGTTATATTAATTTCTATACCGGGCTAATATAATTGTACAAGTGTAAACAATAGCTATATCGCATAGCTCCCGGTTTCTATAGTTGTTAACCGATCTTAATTTTAGGTCATTTGATCTAGATTTAAGGTTGTTTCTATTTTTGTTTTTTGAAATTGCGGGTATTGGGTACGTTTCGCCACCACTTACACGCGTGTCAGCACCCCCCCCCTCCCCTAC